ATGGTAGCACAGCTACAAGACCAAATAAAGATTCTTAGTGGAGACTTACAAACTGCTCAAAGAGAATCAGTACAAGATAAGAAAAGAGTTGAGGTACAGAAATTTAAATCTGACCTTGATAAAGTTGTTACTGGTGCTGGTGCTCAACAAAAAGTCAATATTGAGAAAGAGAAACTAAAACGACAACAACAGGTGACGGCTGGAGTAGATTCATTACTGTCTGAGGATATTGGTGAATAATAAACAGCACATCAAGGAGAAGTTATGAGTGAATTAGTACAAGAAAATGTACAAGAACAGGCTTTAGAAGGTTCTGAAACTTCTGAAAATAATGTTATAAGTGAGTCTGAGTATCAAGAAGATGTGAGTTCAGACGAGGTTGGTCAAGAAGACGAATCTCGTAAATTCCAATCGATGTATGATAAATCTGAGGCTGAGTTAGCAAAACTAAGACCAGTAGCACAGTTATTTCAGGATAATCCTGAACTGGTAGATGTAGTTAGAAACCACTTATCAGGGGGTAAGGAACAGGAAAAAGAACAAGTTAAATTAACCGAAGAGGAATTTAATCCGTGGGATGCTTACACAAATCCAAATTCTCCTTCTTATCAATTAAGAAAAAGCGAAATTGAGACAGCAGTTCAATCCAGAATGGATGACTATATGTCAAGATTAGATGCTCAAAGAGCTGTAGACAATCTACAGTATAGAGCTCAATCTGATTTTAATCTTTCTAGAGAAGAAGCTGAGCAATTTGTTGATTTTGTAACTAAACCTAAGGAACAACTTCCTCTAGATACTTTATTTAATGTTTGGAATGTTAGAAATGGCAAACAGCTTAAAGAAGCAAATAATATTAAAAGTGTTAAAAACACACAGCAAAAACCTAAATCAGCAGGTTTAATACAAGGTGGAGAACCACCTAAACCTTCTGATGAAGATAATATGTGGAATAATATTATGAATGCCTCTAGTCATAACAGCATTGGAAGAAGTATCAAAAAGTAATTATGCTAAGGAGGAAATAAATGGCAATTACAAGTGGACAATTAAATGCCAATCAGTTCAATACTGTAAATACAGCTACAGGTTCTGATGCAGGACAAAATCTTGACCAAAGACGATTGTATAATTTTTCTGATAGGATTGCTGAACTAGCACCTGAAGAAAGTCCGTTTTTCGTCTATTTGTCAAAGACAGCAAAACTTCCTACTGATGATTCTATTTTCCGTTACCTAGAAGATAGAAGCAAAGTGGACTACACAAGTAGAGAATTTTTGATTAAAGGAGCTGTTGGAACAGTAGCTGCAGATACTAACTACAATTTTGTAGTAGATACTGCAGGTGGTGATTCAGTAGATTGGCTTATTAAAGGAATGGTATTCGCAGTTAGAACAACTGGTTCTGCTGCAGCAGATGTAGGTTTTGGACAAGCGATTGTTAGAATCGAATCTGCACCGACAGATGGTGGTAGTGACACCAGCTTTACAGGAAGATGTTTAAGTGTATCTGGAGCTTCTGGAGCAAATACAGTTGCTAATAACGACAAATGTCAAGTTATTGGTAGTGCGTTTGCAGAAGGAACTGGCTCACCAGATGTATGGTCAAACACCATAGATGATGGATTTGGATATACTCAAATCTTTAAAACTGCAGCTGAAGTAACTAACACAGCTTATGCAACTCGTATGCGTGGATATGCAAATGAGTTCGAGAGAGT